AACCCAGCGTGTGCGTTCAGCTCATCAAGAGAAGTCCAGAATAGACCTTCGTGGTCAATACCAAAATAATCTTCAAGTTGCTTTTTGAAATTTGCGTCCATAATTGTCTTGCTGTGTATAAACCTACTTAGAACAAATGCTATTTATATCCTTCCATCAAATTTTTTTAGACCATAATGTTGTTATTAAAAAAAAAATTTGATATAATTTAATATCTTAATAATTATTATTAGCATCTTGTAAGAATAGTAATGTCCGAAGTAGATAAAAATAATGGGTCTAAGATGAATAGGTTTGAAAAGGAGTTCTTTTTCCTTTCTATGGATGTTCAAACTGTTATGTATAACCTATTATCTGATATGTTTGGTGGTTGGGGCACTCCGCGCAGATGGGTTAAATTAGCCAAAACACAATGGCGAGGAACACGAATTCAGCTTGATACAGTACTTCCTGTTTTACAAATTCTGTCGCCATCAATTAGGGTGGAAGAAATAGTTGGAGTTTCTAAGGTATATGCTCCTGATACATTTTATGTTATATGGAATACAGATGATTTTGTTGAAGAACCAGACTTGAAGAAACTCAATGAAATCATTTCAATTCGTAAGGAATGTGACCCATCTATTTCAAAGCTATTACAACTATTATGATGGATGTATTGAACACTTTATGGGGAACACATGTGTAAATTCAATTATTTTAACCATTAAAATATAATAGAGAGGAATAATAAATTCTTTTTTTTATTTTGTTATTATTTTATCAACAATTACAAATTTGTCTAAAGAAACATACTACATTCATTATTCAACTTATTGTTAATTAGGAGTAATGTATAAAATGCGAAAAAAACTGTTCCATAATATATTTATAACTATTATATTATAGTAATTTTAGTATTTTTAAAAATTTGAATTGTATAATTTTATGATGAATAAATATATTATTAAGCTATCATGATTATAACAAACATTTCAACAAAAACTAGACCCGAGATTACTAGTATACCTATTAGTATTGATTATACAAAAACAAAAAATATTTATGATTTAAAAATAGCTATTTCAAAAGTTCTAAAAATTGATATAGATACTATATTTCTTTATAGGTCGAATGAACAGAATGAACATAAACAAATTTATCAAAATATCGAAGAAATTACTGATATACATGAAATATTCTATAAAATTCAAAAAAACTCATGTAATGTTTGCAGTGCTAAGGCAACTATGATTATAGGCGATTGTAATTTTTGTAAATGCAAATATTGCAATATTCATCGTTTACCCGAAAGTCATAAATGTGCCTGCATTCAGGCGATTAAAAAGGACAGTTTTAACGATAATTACAGTCGTGTTATGAACGGAAAATGTGTGGCAACGCAGATCTAAGTTTTATAATTATAAATGTTGATAATGTAAAAACCGTTAATCCCCAAGATATATCTTTTAATGCGTCATACAATGTCCAACCTCCTGATAAATTCATCATTGTGAAATCAAATGTGGCGTAAATAGCGGCAGCTAACAATATCGTTTCAATATACATTCGCATTGTTGTTTTATTTTTATCATTTAAAACAAAATATGTAAGTGATAAAGACATTAATAAATAAACAACAGCGAATGACCATAATGGATGAGTTAATCCGTTTTTAAGTGTTTCGGTTGGATTTAATCTTTGTATAATACCGTCTAAATATTTTTTTTGTATAACACCTAACCATATAGCATCTAAAGATATCATCGAAACTAAGACAACACTCCAAGTTTTAATATCTATCATTATATTAAGTATATTTATACAATTTATTATATTTAATATATAGTTAAAAAAATAATGAATAAATGTGTTTGAAATATCATTAATTTTTTACAATATATTATATAGATGTTTCCACAAAGAACGCTGATAACTAATGAACGAGTTTTAATAGATACTCCAATTGAAAATTTAGCTTATGCTGAATCACATGGCGTGTTTAGTTCAAATACCCTACCTATTATATTTGAACTAACTAAATTTATAAAACCTAAAATTTGTGTTATTATTGGAACAGGCGACGGTCTTATTCCAAGAGTTATTCGTGAGGCTCAAATTAAATCTTTAGTAAACAATTCTAAAACATATTTAATAGATTTAGGTGAAACGATGGGTGCTATGCCTGATAAGATTCATAATACAGAATCAGTGTTTCGCAAACTATATCCTGAAATAATGGTATTTAAAGGATATAGCACACCTGATGGATATAATTTTATTTCAAAAATTGAATCAACTATTGATTTATTATGGATAGACGGAGACCATTCACATTTAGGGTCATTAAGTGATTTTTATTATTATAGTAAATTAATAAGTGACGATGGTTTAATTTTTTTTCATGATACAGCACCAAATGGTCAAGGACAAATACAACCTCACTGGTGTGGTGTTGATAAAACAATTCAATTCATAAAAGAAAATTATAAAAATTTTGAATGTATAAATTTTACTAAAACGAATTGGTTAAATCTTGGGGCTGGATTTGCGATATTTAAAAAAAATGCCGTCTAAAAGAAAATATAAAAAACGTTCTCAATGAAACAAAAGGATAATCTACAAGAAAATAAAGAACCATATTTCGTAAACAAAGGTTTGGTATATAAAAACAGAATTCACATTATAATGTTAATAATATAATTAGTAATTTTTATAATGAACGATTCTACCTGTATGTAGTATAATAGACAAATCAATAGATAATTTATTTACTTTAACCATATTGAGTATTTCTTTTAGTGCTCCTTTACTATCTTTGTTTTGAAATGACATATTGATATCATCACACCAAATATAACCTTTTTCTCCATTTTCATTTGTTAATTTGAAATTATATAAAGTATTTTGTAATATTTTTTGTGTTGGCATAGATTTCCATATATCAACTAAAATAGCCCGTCATTTCTTCTTGTTTGTCGATATGAGTTCGTCTTCTTTTTTGACTACACATTCTTTAATATTTGAATGTGTTAGATCTAAATTATTAAGTTCATTCTCTGTAATATATATTTTTTTTTGGGTGTAAGTATAAGTCTCCATTAATAATTTCCTGGGTATAGTTCTCAATATTGAGAATACGAATTAATTCTGACATCTTGTTAATTATTTATATACCAGAATTTTTATTTTATATCAATTTTTTATTATTCGACAAATGTGTATAATAAAAAATTGTAAAAACAAATTAATTTTTAAAAATCAAGAAGTAAATTGGTGAGTTAATCCTTGTCCATGCCATATATCTATAGTCTTGTATGGCACCTGACCTATAAATAATCTATCATTATCAATATTAAATTGTGGGTCGGCTACAATATTATTTATTAATGTAAAAGCACTATGAACATTATAAACATGGTCTAAAGCCCCACTTAAATTTTCTCTAGAACCATATTGAGTATTGGGTGGTAAAAATTTAGTTAATAAAAAGTTTGATACTAATGCGGTACCAATAAAGCCTGAATTTGCAACAGCACTAAAATTATAATTTTGGCTAATACTGTATAAAAACATAATATCATGACTAATATTATGTCGTGTAGGATCAATATAAAACATATCAGCTATCTGTGGACGAAATGTTCCGGTCGCACGTTCAAAATAAGGATTCCAATTATATCCTGTATTATCACCACATTGCCTAACGCATTTGGCTTCATTTATTATTGGGTTTGATTCATCATATCGACATGCTGTTTTTATAATATCATCAGAATTATTTAACATTGCTTTTAGATTTTTACAATCAACAAAACTATGTCCAAAATCAATAAAAACAGGCATATAACTTGTTTTATATTCAACAATTTGCCCATTTTCCAAATGTATTTTAATATTAATATATTGACCAACCGGCGCTTTTACAAGTAATACATTATCATGATGTAAATCATAATGAGTAAAATAATTAGATAAGCTGGATAAAACAGTATAAATTATATGTAGCATTGCCGCTAACTTATTTAATCTTACATTATACATAGCGGCTATTTTGGTTGTGTTAGCTTCACACAGCGACCCCATAAATTGATGAAAAGTATATTCAATAGGTATAAATTGTGTAAAAACACATAAATCTCTATTATGTTCACAACCGTTCTTTACCGCAATTGATAAATCTGCTGTATTTAATTTTGAAATATATGTGTTAAAATTATTCGGTATTGTCTGTAAACCAGCAATATCTTTAAATGTATTATAACGGCCTATTGTATTGTACATACCTACCATATATGTTTTTGGAAAACAAGGAAAATATTTTGCAAATTCATTAATGCATAATCCAACTAAATATTCATAGAGTAAACTATCTGCCTCGGAGTTTGCCGCATTTTTTAAAACAATTTTATATCTATTATTTGTTCTAGTTACATATGTTAACTCCCTTATAAAACCATTTCGCGAATTGACCCCAATTGAACGAACATTTCTAGTATAGTTATTTAGATTTATAAATGATTCTGTATCGCGAAAAAAATCAGTAAGATCATTGCTTAATAAAATTTCTAAGTCAGTATATTGTCGCGGAGGAACGGGTGCTTGGGATTGTAAGGGTGCTATAACTGGAACGGGTGCTTGGGATTGTAAGGGTGCTATAACGGGAACGGGTGCTTGGGCTAAAGTTTGTTTGTTTCTACTAGTTATATGTAATTGTAATTCAGCTTCAGTATTAATATTGTTTCGTATACAATAATCTCTCAATTCGGAACATATCATTTCATAACTTTGTTTTTGTGTTCGTAAACCTAAATTACGCATATATTCCTGCAGTTTTCTCAAATTATGATCACCTTTTAATGCACAGACCTTTCCCAATAAATTGGGTGGTCTATTCGCAGACGACATTATATATATATATATTAATAAATAATTATAAATTAATAATTATTATTTTCTATTTTTGAAAGGATTTTATAATCTATGGTAATTCCATATGTTGTATTTAATTCAGTTATTATTGATTTTTTATTTAAATGGTTTGTTTTACTTTTATTACTATTTTCAGATAATATCATTTTTACTATTTTAATTTGTTCTGTGTCCAATTTTCTTTTACACGAACTTTTAATAATTGATTTAGATGATTCAATACTCGCAGTAGAAGTTTCATTTTTAACATAATCTAAAATTACACCATTTCCAGTTGTAATATATCCTTTAATATTGATTATGTTTTGATGTACTTGAATGTGGCAACTTCTACACAAGCATACCAAATTATGTTCTACATTTTTATGAAATCCAAGGTTTTTAAAATTACCTAAATTATCAGCACAACATTGGAAATTTATATGGTGAGTTTCTAATGGTATATCAGTATTATGAACAGGTTTATAAGAACAAATTGAGCATTTATATAGATATACCTCTGAATTATAATTACTTTGCTGACTGGGATATACTTGTGTATCTTTTCCCAATAGTTTATTTCTAATATCAAATGCCGCATTCATAAAATCCTGATCTAAATCAAGAAATCTCGCAACTTCTAAACCATATAATCCTGTTCCACTTCCCATTCTTAATTTCCTATCATAAATAAGCGTATGTGTATAGTCATCATATTGAACTTCGAGATGATATATTTTTAAATTAGGTAACTCAATAATATTATTCATAGTTGATATCTCATGTAAATGTGTGGCCATAAACATACAACTCTCCCTTTTATGTAATTCAATTATTGTAGCACATACTAAACTAATTCCACTAAAGCGTTCCGTTGACGCTACTAACTCGTCTATACAAACTAAACTATTTTTATTAGCATGTTTTAATATATATTTTAATTCAAGCATCTCAACCATAAAACTACTTTGCGATTTTAATATGTTATCTACATTTGAAATTCTTGTAAAAATATATTGATATGGTTTAAACTCAAAATTAATAGCAGAAACAAATCCTCCTGATTGAGCCATAATTATAGCGATACAAATAGCCTTTTGCATGGTTGTTTTTCCAACAGCATTATAACCATAACATAAAATTTGGTTTTGATTTTCTAATCCCAAGTGAATATCATTTGCTATAAATGGTGTTTTTGTTTGAACTTTTTCAACAATAGGGTGTCGTAACCCTTTTGCTATAAAATAACTATGTTCATACTTATTTGAAATATTTGGGCGACTAAGGTTTAATTCAATAGCATTTTGGGCATGTGTTTTAATAATATCAATCTCGCCCACAATATTTACTATTTTTTGTAAAAGTAAATTATATTGTTTATCTAAATTTTCTAAAATTTTGATATATTGTGCTGAAGCCATAGATACCATTCGTTTCGTTTTTTCGTCAATTTTTTTACTCCAAGCACTTATTGATTTACCTACAATACGAACATTTGACGAAGTAGAACTTATTTGTCTATATTCAATATCGGTGCTATTTATTGTAAATGTCTTTATAAATTTAGCTTGTTCATTTCCAACTTCTAATGTGAATTCAATTGTTTTTCCATTTAATTTTTGTTTTATTATTTCTGCCCGTTTTTTTGTTGTTTCTAAATATATTCCATCTCTTTCATTACTATTTATTGAAATTAAATTTTGAGATAGTTCCAGACTTTCAGAACTTTCTATGATTTCGTTAGTTTCACTAGGTAGATTAATATCTACATTATTTATATTTTTACTTGTTTTTTTTTTACCAATGGGAATATCTATATATTTTGATAATTCAATAGCAAGAGTAGAAAAAGCACTATGATAACATTCTATTTCATTATCTAAAATATCTATATCATTATTTATTCCTTCTACAAAAATAGATCTTTCAATGCTATTAATATTATATTTGTATATTTTATCTAATTTAAGATTAGACTGTATACTACAAATAAACTCATTATACTGATTAACAATTGATATGTCTGGTAAAAGATTTGGTAATACATTAGCAATATAGTTAAATAATTGGATAATATTTTTTGAACTGTTATATAAGTTATACATTTCATTAGGTGTTAATACTCGTAAAGCCATTCTACGATGTAGTCTTTCAATATCTAAAATTTTAGATAAAAAAACTTCAACTTGCTTATAGATATTATTATATAACATGCAGTCAATCTTGTTGTAATTTATTTCTAACAATTCACTTGATGTTATTGGATTAAGTAATTTTTGGCGAAACTGTCTTTTACCAAACGCAGTGCAGCATTGATTTAATATAGATAAAAGACTAGTATTGCGTGAATTGTTTTCCAATAGATTTTTATCGGGAATTATATTAAGTTGTTGAATCGAATTTTGCGTTAAAATAAGAGTTTCTTGATTATCAATTATTTCTGGTTTTGAAATTTTTTGGATGATATCAATACGATGGGATTTGGCAAATTCCAATAAAATTATATATGATATTACCGCATTTGGAAACTTTTCAAGGTCAATATATGATATTGGATCTAACATTCCATGATTTTGAAAAATGCTTCCTAAAAACTGATTTTGATAGGATAATTTATATATTTTATTATCAATATCATTTTCATAATAATGAAAAGTTCGACCATCTATTTGAATTTCTAAATCAGATATAATTTGTTCGCGCGTATAAAACCATTCATTATCAGTAAGGTGTGTTTTATCAACATGACATATTATTTCTTTTGGATTATAAATTTTAATAGTTTGATATAATTTATCAATACCAAATTGATAATCTCCTGAACGAGAACCAGTTTCATTTACATAATTAACACCAATTGATAAATCAATTAAACTATATGCACATATATAAAAATCATCTTTTTGATTTTTATGTGGTTCTAAATAAATAGCCATTAAAAAATTATTATCAAGTTGATTACAATAATCAATTGTAGTCGATGGACTTATAATTTGGTCTAAATATCGACTTACATTTTTTTTACCATTTTCTTCCTGATTATAAACGGCAATCGTATATCCATTTTGTAATAATATTGAAATAAATTTTTGTTGAGCATGCATTGGAAATCCAATCATCTCATAATTATTTCTTGATACTTCTTCTATATTTTTACTTTTTCTTCCTATTTGACAACTTAATAAATCTGCTATGGCAAATAGGTCAGGACCATCGTCACACCTATAGTTATAAATTTCATAAAACATGCCATTCTGCAATAGTACAATATTTTTACTACCATACTTTTTTGATATAAGTTCTCTATGTAAATCTAAATATTCATCTATGATTAATCTTTTTAAATCGCTGGCTTGAGCCATATTTAAGGATATCTTGACTATAGTTAATTGATATAATTAATCAAGATATCTTTAAGTAGTTTCTAACCTTTTTATAGTGTATTAAAGTCATACCTTCGGATTACTTATAATATTTTACTATAAAATTAGTATCGTTTAGAATGTTTTTTTTTCAAACGATTTCTTCTACTTTTTTTTCCACCACCCCTGATATGGTTATCGTCAAATTCAGAAATTCGAGACAAACTTGTTGGTATTATACTATTTATGGGGGTTAAATCAGAATAATGTATTTTTTGATCATCTAAAACACGAATTATATCCGATGATGATGCTGAAATAGTTTGTTGACCATAATAAAACGCATCAATTAACTTTAGTAGAATATTACTATTAGTAATAAATTCAACAATTCTAGCTTTAACAGGCTGACCTTCTATACGAACTAATACTAAATTGCCTACGTTTAAATTCATTATATAATTATATAAGATAATATTTTAAAATTTATTAAATAAGAATATTTAATAATATTATATAAATTATCTATATTGTTTCATATCACTTTCGACCATTTCAGTAAGTATTTCTTTTATTGAATAATTAGTTTTCCAACCCAATTCAGCAAGAGCTTTTGAAGAATTTCCTAATAATAAATCAACTTCGGCAGGTCTAAAATATTTAGGATTAACACGGACTACAACATGATTTCCAATATAACCTTCTTCTTGTAAACCTTCGCCACGCCATTGAATCGTTTTACCTAAAACACCAAATGCTAATTCAACTAATTCACGGATACTATACGTATTTCCTGTGCTTAATACATAATCATTTGGTTTATTGGACTGTAACATTAACCACATTCCATATACATAGTCTTTAGCATATCCCAAATCTCGCTTACTATTTAGATTACCTAAATATAAACAATCTTGTTTACCAGCAATAATAGCCGCCACTCCTAGTGTAATTTTCCTACATACAAAAGTTTCACCTCTCCTAGGGCTAGTATGATTAAATAATATACCATTACAAGCAAATAGATTATAACTTTCTCTATAATTTTTAACAATCCAATAACTATAGAGTTTCGCAATAGCATATGGACTACGAGGATTAAAAGGAGTTTCTTCATTTTGGGGAATTTCTAATACTTTTCCATATAATTCACTTGTTGATGCTTGATACAATTTTATTTTGTCTGTTAATCCTAATTTATGAACTATTTCTAACAAACGAAGCGTACCTAATGCGTCAACTTGTCCTGTATATTCTGGAACTTCAAAACTAACTTTAACATGACTTTGTGCTGCTAAATTATATATTTCAAATATTTGAAAATCACGTCCCTGTTCATCCAATATTGTATTAAATACATTTTGTAGACTACTTTGGTCAGTCATATCTCCATAAATTAATCTAAGTTTAGAGTAAATATGATCAATACGCTCTGTATGAATGCTACTATGACGGCGGATAATACCATACACAATATATCCTTTTTCTAATAACAATTCAGCTAAATAACTTCCATCCTGACCTGTAATACCTGTAATTAAACTTATTTTAGACATTGATACTATAATTAGTAAGCTTACTATATTTTTATATATGTATTCTATTCAATTATCATTAAAAATTTAATAAACTATTACTAAATAATATAATTAAATTTTAAAATCACAAATATTAATAATAATATAAAGAATGGGTACAAATTTCACTATGATTATTATGTTTAATTTTATAAACTACAATTGAGTTAGGCGAATACACTAAATCACAATTATGATCCCAACCAAATTTTTGCATTATATCTTTAAACATTATATAATTATAAAAGTTATACACATCCATAATCTTATATTCTTTTATATAAAAACATATCTAACTCTATACAAAAACTATGTTATAATATTTACAGAGGATGTATTAACTTTTTTATTATTTTTCTTAGCAATTTTCAACAATCTATCGAAAAACAATCTATTATCATAGGATCCCCATTTAGAACATTTGTAAAAATTGTTATTATTATCTTTAAATGGCCATTGAAATAGTTCATAAGTAATATAATTTATAACCATAATTACATCTGAATCATTATAAATATGTAATTCATCTATTTTATTTTCTAATAATTTACCAAACTGTTGTGCTAGAGGTTTATTTATTCTTACATTTTCAGATATGTTTAAAAATTCATTTGAATTTATCTTATAGTCATAATATTCTTTTAATATTTTTTCGGCATCTCTTCTTAATTTATGAATATCTCTTTTAACTATATTATTTATAGATATAATTTCCCTTTTTAATTTATGATTTTTTTTTAATGCGTTTTTTTTTATGTTTATCAACTCATTATCACTATCAATAATTTCGGATAATGTTGAATATATATCAAAAAATAAATTTTCTTTGTTTTTTATACTACAACAAATACAATAATCAGTATGATTCATATCACAATAATATTTTAAATTACTATATAAGTCACCATAATAAATTTCATTTGAATTCGTTTGAATTTTTTTTTGATTTTTAATACCTGTATCTCTACAAATGGGGCATTCTGGATTTATTCGTAAACTATCTATTATACACGATGTATGAAAACGATGGTTACAGGACAATATATAATTTTGCTCTTTATCCATATCTTCTTTACATATTGAACAATTTTCCATTGAATAATATTTATAATTATATATTACTATTTACTATTAGATTTATATAACTATAAATAGTATTAAATATTTAATAACTATTTTACAAAGTAATAAATAAATTTCTCCATTTTAACTTTTTCAAATTCATTAAAATACAATTTTTGTAAATTTTTTAATTCATATTCTAATGCGTTTTCAGTTTTTGAAGCGTTCAAAGGTTTTTTTAAATATTTTGTTTCTATTAAGAATCTGGGATATAAAATTCTTCTCTATTATTTTCTAAAAAGATATTTTCATGATGAAGTTATTTTAAAATTATTGTATTGATGTTAAAATAAAAAATATACTATTACATTATCAACTTCTAATTTTTAGATTTATGAATTAAATTAAATTAAATAAAAAAATATATTTAATACATAAGTCTATAGATTTTACTAAGTTATAACATTTTCTAATCCCCGATTATAATAATAATAGTTTCCCATTCCCTTTTCACTATTTAATTTTCGAAATGTAATATTAAATCTACCTCGCGCACTTTTTTGAGGGTCAAGGCAATGTTCTGTTGCGTCATACATCATTAGCAAACTTCCGTCTCGTAATGTAATATCAAAACGATGGTCGTCATTTCGCATTGAAAATACCCTTTCTGCTGATAAACTAATGCTTGCTACCGTTTTTTCTTCTAAAAACTTTTCATCATCCGCATGCCAATTAATGTGTTCAGAACCATGTGTGTAAAAATTTAGAATACTAGCATTAGCATAAAAACCTGTTTTTTCCCCAATTTGATCGCGCAAAAATACTAACCAATCGGGCATAACTTCAGTCATGAAATTTTTTCCACGATATCTAACAACTTCTTCGTTAAGACGGCCATAACACCAAGTCAGTCGTGGTGTTACGCGTGTCTTCCCATACATCTGGTAATTTACTCGAGTCCATGGAATGTCGCTTAAAAACCCCTTTATTCTTGAAGGTTCCTGAACAAAATCTCTATAATACGATGCGTGCAATAGTCCATCAAACTCAGTGTCAGACTTTCCATCGTAAATTTTTCTTGTGCGTTTGGACATTCTATTCTTATTAATTCTACCAATAATAACGCAAGAACTATCAATTTTTTTTTAGATACTAATATTAAATATTCTATATATTATATACTATAAAGATGACTATTTCAAATTTTAAGCGATATTCAAATAGAAATCAAATAAATAGGAGAAGGTCAACCAAGAAAAATATAAAATATGGAGGAAATCCACCAAGAGGATTACCCACTATATTCAGAATATACACTACAGGTATAGCAGATGATGGTAGAGAAGATGAAAATAAATATTCTAATATTTGGAATAAATTTGTTAGAGAGGAAATATTAAGATATATACCTGAAAATTTTAATAATATTGAAATTTTGCATTTTGATACCTTTGTAGGAGCTACAATACCACATATGAGTGAAGAAAGAAAAAATGAATTGGAAAGAACTTTACGAGAAGATTTAACAAATGGTGATATAAACGATAGTTCTGGTAGGGTTGTGTTATCGGAATTTAATCGATTACCTGTAGACCTCGACACACATACCCCATTTCTTATTATCGATTTTGCTAATTTATTACACATTGTAAATAGTCAAAGGAGTAAACTTAGGTCTTATCGTGAAGAATTTTATATAAATGGTGTACATCATGATGGAAGATCTTTTTATGCTCCATTTTTATATTTTGGTTATGGTTATAGGGATCAAGATTATTTTGTATCAACCCATACCAGACAAATACCATTGTTAAATATATCTGAAAATGGTTCAGTAACTACCTATGAAGGATACTTTCTAGATCGAGGTCTTAATGTTGGCAATTTCAGCAACCCATTAGATAATATTATATATAAATGTAGAATTGTAATAAAAGAACGACTAAATTTTGTTAAGTCTATTTTAACTGAACCTGCCAAATACAATAAAATAGCTAAAATTTTGAGTAACACGCATTTTATTGATAATGTCCTTGAACAATTGCTAGTTGAAAATCCATTGGAAACAATTTTAAATTTTGATGAATTTATAGACGAACTCAGTGATTTGTGTATTCATATTATAAATGAATATATTGAAACAGAAGATATTGATTTTTTTAGCAATTACCAATTATCGTAAGGATGATACCATTGAATAGTTAGTTTATTTTAAATATAAAAAAAATAATATATTATTTATTAAGAGATAAATGATATAATATTTATTAATGGTATGATTTTCAAAAATGTTAGGAAAAGTTGTAGTGATATTTATAAATTTTAGTGCGATTTATTAAGTAATTTAACAATCTTAGCTACATTCAAATTAAACCATCTAATATGTATGAAATGGCCAATTGTTCATCATTAGATGCTCGTTCAAGAGCAGCCATTACTAAAGTTGGATGAAATCCCATTTTGAATATTTCACGAGTTTCTTCAGGCGCAGCTAAAGGTGAACCAGATTCTGATAATAGTAATTCAATTGCCCTAGCTTCGTCATTATCTGTGGCTACTAGTGCTTTTAATACTTTATCAGTAGCAAATCCCATACCAAAAATTTTACGTTTAGTATTTTTTTGGATATCTTCAAGTGAAGCACCAGTGGATGAAATGTGGTGCATACCACCTCTCAGACGTAATACTAAGTGTAATTTAGTTCCTGATGTAATATTATAAACAGAGATTGGAAATTTTTCATCCAATTGCTCTCCGCCGTAAATTAATCTCTGTTGATCAAAAGGAATACCTAATAAATCGTTTATCATATTTTTTATGTTAAGAATAGTCATATTAGCTTTAATATCAGATAATTCTATAGTTTTACCTGTATGAGTATTAACAAAAATACTGAACCCACCACCCGCCATCATGTATTTAGTTCTTTTAGATCTTTTTTGATTTTTCGTATTATATACTTTTTTTGAAATACGCTTATTATTTAGTTTTTGCACCATTATGTTATTTATATATAATAATAATATTTTTATTTTAACCAATAATTTATATATATAATTCATTAAGAACCAATTAAAATTCTGGGGATGTATTTTACCTTCGACTAAATAATATAAAATTTATGTAAACCCTTACAGCGTTTTCATGATTCCTATAGTCATCCTATAATTTATTAAAATCTTACGATTTATAAATATTATATCATTTATTGCTTGACGAATAATATAATATTATGTTTTTATGTTAACCCTTAAAGCGTTTTAACACCTCCAGGAGGTTTCCTAGACTTTTATAAAATTACCAATTTATTGAATATTTTATTATTATCTGCTTGTAAAATAATAAAATATTTAGTTTTATTCTGAAAAATACACAAT